GGCAAGCTGTTCAAGATCAGCCGCCAGACCATCATCAACGACGACCTCGGCGCCCTGACCGACATCCCCCGCGAGCATGGCGAAGCCGCCACCCGCACCGTTGGTGATGTGGTCTATGCCGTCCTCACCGCCAATGCCAACATGGGCGACAACGTTGCCCTGTTTCATGCCGCCACCCACAAAAACCTTGCCGGTTCCGGTGCGGTGGTGGGCGTCGATACCCTCGGCACGGCAGAAGCGGCCATGGGTCTGCAGAAGGATATCGGCGGCAAGCGCCGGCTGAACATCAAGCCGGTGTTCTTCCTCTGTCCGCTCACCAAAAAGACAGCCGCCGAACAGTTCTTTACCACCCCGGTGGTGGGTACTCAGGCCAGCCCCAACGTCAGCAACATCTACAGCGGCGCCTTCTTCACCCGCGTCTACGAGCCCCGCCTTGACGACAACTCCACCACCGCCTGGTATCTGGCGGCCCGGAAGGGCAAAACCGTCAAAGTGTTCTTCCTTAACGGCAACAAGACCCCGTTCCTGGACACGAAACAGGGGTGGAACACCGACGGCGTGGAGTTCAAGGTGCGCATTGATTGTGGCGCCAAGGCGCTCTCCTGGAAAGGGCTCTACAAGAATCCCGGGGCGTAATGACCGAAACGAGGGCGGGACATAGTCCCGCCCCTACACGATACGGAGGATGAACCATGAAAAACTTAGTGCAGGAAGGTGACCGCGTCACCTGGACCAACGGGACCGGTTCCGATGTGGCTTCCGGCCAGCCGGTAACGGTTAACGGCCGCACCGCCGTTGCCTGTGTCGATATCGCCAACGGTGCCAGCGGAGCCTTGGCTACCGAAGGGGTATTTCAGCTTGCCAAGGAAACCGGCAAAACGTTTGCGCAGTTCGATGACGTTTATTGGGACGCCGTGGCGAAGAAAGTTACCAGTGACAAGGACCTTGGCGCTGCCACCGGTGCGGCCGTGGCCGGCGGGACAGGCAACGGCACTATCACCGCCGCTCCCACGGTTGGCGCTGCCGCCAAGTCCGGCGTCTATCGCCTCACCTGTATTGCTGTTGCCACCGATGGCGGCAAGTTCCAGGTGGAAGATCCGGACGGTATCGTGATCGGAACCGCTGTAGTCGGGGTGCAGTTTGCCACGCACCTGACCTTCACCATTGCCGACGGTTCCACTGATTTTGTGGCGGGCGACGCCTTCACCATCACCGTTGCCGCCGGAAGCAACAAAATCGGATATGCGCACAAGGCCGCAGCAACCGGCGATACCACGGCCGACGTGTACGTTAACGCGGCAGTCAAGCTCTAGGATTTACCATGGACCTCGTTGCCGAAGACAGAAATTGCTTGCGGCTGGCAGGAGCAACCCCGGTGACCCTGCGGTACACCGGGGTTGATATCCGCCCTATTGACGGGCTGATATCGCAAAGCAACGCCGTCCCGTCCCAGCCGTTAGACGGCACCGAAAAGCGCCGGGAAAACTGGTTGACCTGTATCCGTGAGGATGTGGCTGATATTACTCCGGAATGGTCCGTGTTTGACGGGACCTATGAATACCGGGTGCTGGAAGTGCCGCCGGGTGTCGGCATGGTGGCGGTGCTCCTGGGGGATGCGCAATGAACGAAACCGAGCTGATACAGACCATCATCGACCGGTTGCGGGCAAAAATCCCCGGCTTGTCCGCGGCGGTAATACGGTATCCGGACAAACCGGCGCAACTGACCAAAGCGACGATAGACACCTACTATCCGCACGGGTTGCTCATGGTGCAGTTTGTCGAAAGTGACGGCGGTGAAGGGCGGGAAACCATCACTTTTGGTGTGTGCGTCTTGGGAACCGATCTTGACCGGGTGGTGAAGCTCTGCCGGGCGGTAAAGATTGTCCTTAATTTTTACGAACCGGAAGGGGTGCGGCGCTTTGAATTCGCCCTGGACAAACCGATGGAAGGCGAAGAAAACGGCGTAATCAGCCGGCTGGTCTGCTTTACCACCATCATTGCGGCGGTGGGTATGCCGGAAGAAGACATTGACGCGGCAATAACCGCGCTGGGGTTATGACATGAAAATCACGCTACTGAAAGACCACTGCCATGCCGGGATTGAGTATCTTGCCGGGGCCGTTATCGATGTGGAAGCCGACACGGCGGACTACCTGCAGCGGTTCGGAATTGGCACTGCCGATGAGGCGGAAAAGTCGGGTAAGAAAAAATAAGGGTATCGTCAACTATACCATAAAGGAGCAAAAGCTATGTCACAGCCAACCAAGAGAGTGACCCGGCATTACATGGGTCAAGGGATGTTCACCATTGCGGAAAAGGACGCCACGACCGGAGAACCGCTGAAAAAGGTCCACGTCGGGAACTGTACCGATCTGAAGTTGTCGCAGAAGACCAACACCCTGGTGCTTAAAGAGGCCATGACCGGGGCACGTGGTGATATCGCCCGTATCGACACGGGAAAAGAGTGCGAGTTTTCCGCGGTGCTGGAGGACATCTCCAAGGAAAACCTGGCTATCTTCCTCCGGGCCGCGGTCACCAGCAAAGTGGCGGGGACTGTTACCGCCGAATCCGTGAAGGCTTATGCCGGCGGTATTATCGGCCTGGACAACATCGGCCTGGTGGACGATGAAACGCTGATTGTGAAATCCGCCGACGGCCTGACCACCTACACCAAGAACACTGACTATCTGGTCAGGACTGACTGTCTGGAGATCCCCACCACTGGGGCCATTGCCACGGCAGCGGGTGCCGGCAGCGTCGTCATCAAGGTTGATTATCACTATGGGGCGCAGGATCATATCCAGGCGCTCACCGAATCCCAGAAGGAATATTGGGTCACCTTCTATGGCTTGAACACCGCCCGCTCTAATAAATCCGTGGTGGTGGATATTTTCAAGGTCTCCATGGACGTTCTGAAGGAAATGGCGCTGATTCAGGACAAGCAGGCCGAAATCAACGTCACCGGTTCGTGCCTGTTGGACGAAACGAGACCGTCCGGGACGTCGCCGTACTACCGGAGCAGAATGGCGGTATAAAGCCACATGCGATAGCGGCGGGAGTGCCGAACACTCCCGCCGCGGTGAGGGGGTCACCTTGGAATTGCTCAAAACGGTGGATACGTGGTTTTTGTTGGTGGTTATCGTCTGTCTATTCGGGGTGGTCTCCATGCTGGGCGGATACTTCCTCTGGTCAGTGAAGCGCATTTTCTCCGATCTGCGGGAGTCACTGGAAAACCTGGAGGAATTAATTCAACGACTGACCACGCGGGACAATAACCACGAGGTACGGTTACGCGTGATCGAGGAACGGTGCAAGCTGGAGTTGTGCGCGCACCCTGGGGGCCGGCGCTCCTACGATCCGCCCGACGTGCATCATGTGCCGGAGCCGGCGGGTTGACGTGCCGGGGAATCCGTTCTGTAGGTTAAACCGTCTGCCCGTTGCGTGCGACATGGCTACCCGCCAAGGGTGCTGGTTTTGCCGCTGGGCGTGTGAATACCGGCAGCAGCCGGGGAAGGAAGACAATGCAGCCAAACGCCAATGATATGCACCCGGTTTTGCAAGAACGGTATGACCGTTTCCAGCAGGCCATGGAAGACGCCGGAATACCCTTTACCCTCACCTGTGTATTGCGCACCCGTGCTGAACAGACCGCCCTGTATGCGCAGGGGCGCAACTCGCTGTTTGAGGTCAACACCCTGCGCAAGCTGGCCGGCATGTCGCCGCTCTCGGCGGCGGAAAACGGCTATAAAGTTACGTGGACCATGAACAGCCGGCATTTTGCCGAACCGCGCACCGGCAAGTCACGCGCCTTCGACATTGCCATCCTTAAAGGTGACCGCACCGCTACATGGGATAAAAAATGGGACGGCGACCACGACCAGATTCCGGACTATGAAGAGGCGGCGCGGATCGGTGAGGCGGTCGGGTTGGAGCCTGGGGCACGCTGGAGCAATCAGGATTGGCCGCATTACCAATTGCCGGCGGATGTGCCGTAAATCAGCCCATACCAAAGCATTGCCACGCCGAAAAAGTCACGTCAGGGGCGAAATATGGAAGCCGAAAAAAACGGGTTTTATTGTCCGAAAACGGGATTACAGACAAAAGAGCCGTGCGGGGTGTGTGACGAGTGCGCGCGGGACGTGCTGCCGGACGCCTGTCTTGATTCGTCGTTTAATGGCGTGGCAGCCATCGTGCCGGGGTGTTTCGAAACGTAGGGGCGTATTGATATACGCCCCGATTATGGCCGGATATTGAACCGGGCGTATATCAATACGCCCCTACGAGGTGGATTATGAAAAAGCTGTTGATGGTGCTGCCGCTGTTCCAGTTGGCCGGTTGTATCCAATTTTCGCAAACGATGACCTGCTACGACTGCGGTGATGTCTCCTGCACCGGCAGCGCGGCAAAGCCGGTCGAGGTCGGCACGACGTTGCAGGCACAGGTGCCGGTGGGGGGATCGACCATGACCAATGCCGCGCAGTCCATCGCCGCGGCGGTACAGAAAACCTATTCCGGGGTCAAGAAATGAAACGGGTCCGCTATTGCGATGGTTGTCGGTTTCAGCTCCGGGAAACCTACACGGAGAAAACAGGGATCTATGGTTATACCTGCAACAAGCATCCGTTTATTTCCCTGCAGCCGGACGGGCTGTTGACCATCCTCGCCGGCTATGCCTGGGACGGTGCCAGCAGGCCAGCAATCAATACGAAATCGTTTATCCGCGGGTCACTGGTGCACGACGCCTTTTATGACCTGATGCGTCACGGCTATCTGCCGCTCATGTGCCAGCCGTTGGCAGACCAGGAGTTGCGCCGGATTTGTGTGGAAGACGGCATGTGGAAGGTGCGCGCCTGGTGGGTGTTCACCGCCGTCCGGGAATTTGGCCGGAGTTCGGCACATCGCCAGAAAGAACAAATTTTAACAGCGCCATAAATAAAGGGGGAAGCAATGCCGCAGAGACAAAAGACGGTGACGGTCGATGGCCGGGACATCACCATAATGGAAATGGATATCAACGAAATAGTCAGTCTGTTAAGTGGTGGCCGGGAAATCATCCGGATGCCCTTTGACCAGACCTATGGGGAGTTGATGGCACTCTGGCCGATGGCCATGGATATCAGTATCGAGGATTTCCGCAAGCTGAAACTGTACGGAGACGATGTCACGCTGCTGATGGAAACGTTCAAGGAAGTTAACCCCGGTTTTTTCGAAGTTGCCAGAACTTTCGGGGTGGAAAGTCTTCTGGCGGAAATTCCAAGGATCTTTATGGGGAGTTGCTGCGCGCGGTTGCTTTCCTTAGCGAGCGGGGGCACGGCGGAATAGTCTGGAGTTATGGCTATGGCCTGTTTCTGGATATGATCGACGCGCATTGCTATTTAGCCGGCGTCAACAACGACGAAGACGAAGAATATGTGGACGATTACGAGTGATCTGAACAGGGGTTACCATGGCGGGAAATGACAAAACCGTAACATTGCGCATAGCGGCTGAAGATGCCTACAGCACGGTACTTGCCGAAGTTAAGCGCGGTCTGGCAGATTTGGCCAACCAGGGGGCGGCCAGTGCTGACCGGCTGCGCAATGCTTTTGCCAACCTCAATATCAAGTCAAGCTTTGACCTGGATGCCGAAAAGCAGCGGATGATTGACACCGTTAACCGGATCAAGGCCGAAGCGCAGAACAGCTTTGACGCCATCAAGAATTCCGGCGTTGCCAGCAGTGAAGAAATCAAGCGGGCGCACGACGCTCTCCAGCAGAAAATCAAGCAGCTCGATGAAGTGGTGAAAAATTGGGGCGTGCCGGCTGGCGTCAAGGCGGCGGAAGCTGCCATTAAAGAGTTGGCGGCGCAGGGGCAGGCGTCCCTTGACCGGTTGTCCGGGGCGTTCCGGACGTTGAACATCAAGAGTTCCCTGGACGTGGACGCCGAACGGGCCAAATTGGTGGCCGCGTTTGAGCAGATCAAAAACAGCGGTGTCGCCACGGCTGATGAGGTAGTGCGGGCAGAGCGGGCCATGAAAACGGGGTTGGCCGATCTGGACAACCAGGTGAACAGCTCACCCCTGAAACGGGCGCTGGCCGACTACGAAGCGGCGCTGGAGCGGCTGGCGGCGAACGGTCAGCAGTCAGTTGACCGGCTGTCCCGCGCGTTTGGTGCGCTGAACATTAAGAGCGGGTTGGATATCGAGGCGGAAAAACAGAAGATCATCGCCGCGTTCAACCAGATCAAAAACAGCGGGGTGGCGTCCGCTGACGAAATCACCCGTGCCGAAGCGGCCATGAAAGCCAAGCTGGACGAAATGAACGGTACCACGGTGCCGGCCATGAAAACCGGATTCGGTGAGCTGGGTCAGGTTGTCATGGGAGCGTTCTCTATTCAGGCGATCAAGGCATTTATCCAGGCATCGCTGGAAGCGTCCATGCAGATGGAAAGCATTGTTTCCAAGCTCAAAGTGCTGACCGGCAGTCAGAAGGGAGCGGCGGAAGAATTCAACTACATCCGAGCCGAAGCCAAGCGCCTGGGTCTGGATCTGGAGTCCACCGCGCAGGCATACTCGTCGTTTGCCATCGCTACCAAAAACACCGCCATGGAAGGAAAACCGGCAAGAGAAATGTTTTCCGCCATGTCCGAAGCTATGACGGCGTTGCATCTCCCCGCCGACAAGGCGGCGGCGGTCCTGTACCAGTTCCAGCAGATGCTTTCCAAGGGCAAAGTGAACATGGCGGACTTGAAGGTTGCCAGCGAATCTTTTCCGGGACTGATGCAGATGATTGCCGACTCCATCGGCATCACTACGGGCCAACTCATGCAGCAGATGGAAGCCGGGACCCTCATGGCCGTGGACGTCCTGCCGAAGCTGTCGGATCAGCTCCACAAAACCTATGGTGCTGCGGCAGAAGAAGCTGCCGGCAAGGGCCGCGCCGCGTTCAATCGAATGACCACTGCAATGTTTGAAATGAAAACGCAGATGGGCAGCGATATCATGCCCGGGATAGTCGAAATCGGTAACGGTTTGATCTGGCTTACAAAGGGGGTTGTTGCCGGATTCCAGCTTATAGGAGCAACTGCCGCAAAAGTTCTGACGACAATAGAAATAAATCTGGATATGACGTTGACTAAAGCGCAGAAAAAACAGCGGTTCCAGGAGAACACCGATAGATATGAAGAGACGCTCCGGGAAATAGAAAACAAGTATCTGAAATCTAATAATAATATTTCCAAGATCGAAACCGACGGCATAGCCGAAACCATCCGCAACAACCAGCGCCGGCGTGACAGCGCCAAAAAGACCGGGGAAGATCTGGCAAAGATCAACACCGAATACGCCAAGCATACCGGCGACGTGGAAGCGGCCATTACCGCCCTGTATGAACGGAACTATCAGGAGCGCAAAAAAGCTATCACCGATCTGTACAACCAGAAAAAAGCCAATGCCAAAACTGACCAGGATGAATTCCTGATTGCCGACGAAATGGCCGGTAAGCTGAAAAAACTGGAAGAACAGCACGCGCAGGATATCAAGCTGATTGCAATCAACAAGAAGCAGGCGTTGTTGAAAACAGCGCAGGAGTCTTCGGAATCGCAGATCGCCGTTATCCACCAGCAGATTGCCAGCCATGAGCTGTCCGTGGAGGAAGGCAACAACAAGATTCTGGCGTTGCAGCGGGACCTTGCGGCCAAAACGCTGTTGCTGGCGCAGCAGGAAGAAATCGAATATGCGGCTATCTATGGCACGGCGACGGAAGAATACAAAAAGCTGGTCGTTGCCAAGGAGAACGCATTTCAGAAATTCATCAAGTTGGAAACCGACGGCACGAAACTTTCCGAAGAACAACAGAACAAAGCACGGGAGTTGTCGGCGGAAAAATACCAGACCATCCTGACCAAAGAGCTGAACGACCAGCAAAGCAATTATGCGTCACAACTCCTGGCGGAAAAAGACCGGTATGCCAGCGGGGCAATCAGCCGGCAGGAATATGAAGCCAATGTGGCGTTGATCGAAAGTGAAGCTCGGGTGTCGCGGCTGGCGGCGGAAACCGAATACACGGAAAAGGTAGTTTCTCTCCAGAAAGCCGCCCTGGCAAAGATCAACCCGGAAACGCAGGCCGAAGCTTATCAGAAGGCGCTGGAGTTGTTGCTGAAGGCGGAAGGCGATTACAACGCCAAGCGCAACGAATTGAGCATGGCGCAACGGGACCGCGACAAGGCCAACCTGGACGCACTAGCTAAGGACACTAAAGACTTTTTTGCCGAAGCTGAACGGTCCAGCGAAAAATCAGCGGCGGCGCTCCGAGCGCGTGCGGCTGATTTTTATGCAGCCTGGGACAACGCCGTGAACGGTGCCGCTGCTGCAGTCGCCAAGCTGGGGGATAATGCTTACAACGCATTTGCTTCGGCGGTGGGACTGCCGGTGAAGGTCACGGAATCCCTGGACAGCATGACCAAAGCCGCGCAGATCGCCGATGCCGAATTTATGAAACTGCGAAAAGAACAATACGATACTTCGGTACTTTTTGGCGCGGCATGGTTCGATGCGTATCACCGTATGTTGGAATATGGCGTGCAGGCAGCAGCGGTAACCCGCGAATATGCCAAGCAGCGCCTTGCCGCCGGGACCTTGGCGGAACAGCTCGGCAGTCTGAAACTGGCCAACCTCGGCATTGTCTCGTCCGCTAGCGAAGCAATCAACAAATTCAAACTGCTGGATGAATCAACCCTGGCAAAAGTTAAAGGGGAAATCGAACGGCTGAAGGGTGTTATCGAGGGTTTCCGGGATTCGGTCAAGTCTACGGTGGCGCAGATCAAGGATGATCTGGACGAACTGACCATGACCGAATCCGAGCTGGAAAACAAACGATACCGGAATCAGACGGAAGCTCTGAAAAAGCAACTGGCCGAAGCACGGGCACTGCAGGATACTGAAAGCGAACGGCAGTTAAACCAGGCGCTGGCAAATGCCGAAAAGATCCACAAGGTAAAGCTGGCCAACCTCAAAACCGAACAATCCACGACAACGTCCAGTAGCAGCGATGCCACCGGCGGCATGAAGTTTAACCGCGGCGGTCGGCTACCGGGGAATAGCCCGTTCGACTCGTTGCAGGTCTGGGCGCGTCCCGGAGAATGGTTTATCAACAACGAAGCGGCCAACGAATGGGGCGACACGTTCATGGCCGGCGTGAATAATCCCCTGTCGGAAGTGGGCCGGCGGATCAAGGCGCGCATGGCCGGGCTGCCAAACCGGTTTGATATGTCGGCATTGCCGATGCCGAAACTGCGCTTTGCCGCCGGGGGCCAAGTGGTGGGGCAAGGCACCGCGTCCGGATCGCCGATTACGCAAATCAACCATATTACCGTCCAGGAACTGAACGAAGCAACAATCAGGCGCACCGTGTTGCCGGTGCTGGAAAAAGTGACGCGCCTGAAAAAATAATAATCAGATAACCACGGGGTTTTACCATGGGTTGCCAGCGATTGCTCTACAACGGGAAAAATCATGTCCGCACTGCCTCGCTGTTTGCGTCCAGCGTCAAGCCGGCCAGTTCTGTTTTCCCTCGTGCGGCAACCCGTGCCGGCAACGGCAATGTGCGGCTGAATGGGGAATATACCGGCACCGCGGACGCGGTTTTTGACCTGGAGATACTGTCAGGCGGTGCGGGACGGCATTCCGAGCCGGTATTTTCCGGGATCGGTTCCGGAATGTTGCAAAATATCGCGGTTGGTGAACTGCCGGCACAGGATATCCGCGTTACCCTGGCGGACATGGGAACACCGTCCGCCACGGCGACGTTTGAAGTATCGGGGTTCACCCTCCGGGCAAAACCCGCCGCAGTAGCCGGCAACGCCGTGACCATCACCGTGGACGAATCCGCCCTGGTGACTGCTGTTACCAATTATGCCACATTTGACGGACTGCGCGCCGGCACCGAAATTGTCACCGGTCAGGAATGGGATTTCGGGGCCAAATCCCTGAACGCCGACAATGCCATGGCCGCTGATGCGGTGCGCCTGCAATTTGGCACGGACCCGCAGATTTACCGCCAGTACCGGGTATATGCCGCGGACGGCTGGGAATACCATTTCGTGCCTAAAATCGCGCGGGAGATCCCTGCCGGGACCGCCGTGAAACAGGTTACGGGACATCGGCACGTCACGGTGACCAATGGCGTCATTACGGAAACCCTTGGCGATATCGTCACGGTGTATGATTTCCTGGCGTCTCTGTCCGATTCGGAGTTGATCGACGTTGGGGCTGGGATCGTCAACGACATGACGCCGGGCGGCTGCGGGACGCTGGATCTGATGTTGAAGACATCCGCCTATGCCCTGCCGGTGAAAACGTCCGGCAACAGCGTAATGACCGGGCTGGACAGTATCGTGATACCGGCAGCGGCACCTACCGAACAGCTCACCATCCGGTGTGTCAACGCCGATGTCAACGCCGCTGAAATCTGGAGCGTTGCCGGTACGGCGTCCGGATCGCTGGGTGAAGCCGTCACCGGAGACACCTTTTCTGCCGGGGGGTATCAGTTCGTCATCCCCAAAAAATACCCGGTCATGTCCTATGCGGCCAGCTCCGACACGTCCGCCGCGCGGATCGTCAGCAAGAGTTTTGTCGCCCGCTCCGGTGCGGAAAAAATGCCGCAATTGGGTTTGCGTATGCCTGCCATTGGCAAGAATGGTTTTTCGGGTCGTCTGGCGCTGACCTGGACGAAAAATTACACCGACACGAACTGCGATTGGCAGGACGCCGCGGTAACGGGGGTCTTATCAAACAGACTATTGGGTTACGACAACGGAGGCGCGATTATGCCAATAGACGCGGAATATAAAAGCCGCCTGCTGGCGGTGTACGATTGGCGCAAGGACTTCATTGCCGCCAACGTGAAAAAGAGCACGGATGCGATTGTGGGTTGGTCCGCCTGGCCGACGCTGCAGATGAACAACTACACCTATTATTATGGTCTGCGGGGCAAAGTTACACCGGTAGTGGCAGGTACCACTATTACCCTGCCGGTCCAGTATTATTTCCAGAAACGCACTGATGCTGATAGTTGGTTGGCGGAATATGGCCGGTGCGGGTGGAACACCACCGGGTTGGCGATTACCTACAGTCCCACCACGGGGCTTTATTGCCTGGCGGGGAATGTGGTCAGTGGCGGCACGGTTAATGTCCCGACATATTTTTCCACCGATTATTTCACGTTGGCACCGCAGACGCCAACATATGACAACCACACCATAACCATGTTCCCGCAACTCAGCGAATTGAGCAATGAAGTGTTGATGGAATCGCTACGAACAACGTTACAGGGATTGGGTTCGAATATTACCTGGGGTTTGACCGCGGCTGATAACAACCTGAACACGGCTGTCCCGATGCCGGTCAAGCCGACATCGACGGCGCAAAATGTCTATGCCGCCGCGCACAATGACATCATGTGGGCGGACAAATACATTTCGATTTTGCTGGATAGCCTCGGCAAAATCTACACCGTCGAAGATGCTCTGACCATGTGGGACGCACTACAGGCCACCATGCTGGCGGAACTGACGGATCTGGCCGCGAAACTGAGCGACGATTTGACGGCGGTACCGGATGATTTGTACCTGGAAAAATACCGGGCGGAAATAGATTTGATCTACCTGGAAGCTGGGATTGTGCCGGGAAAGTCTAGCGGTTCCAGTTCAGCCGGTGGCTGGAGCCGTCAAAATTCGGATTATTGGCAGGCGGAAGGGTACGCGCCAATATACAACAACGTCCTGTATTATTCCACCAAACTGGACGCCGATGAAAACCCGGTATCAACGTTTGAATTTGCTTTTGCTGTCGCCATAAAATGTGCCTCGTCTTTGAAGTACGGGGACCAGATCGTTATTGAATTTGGTTCCGGTTCGGTTTCCACCACGTCGAAAACCTATCAGGTGAATGACACGTTCACCCTGCCGGTAATCGCCGGGCAGAACAAGCATTTCACCGGCGGCGTTGCCGGTGATGATACCCGCACCTGGGAGGTTACCGGGTCGGTGTCGGGCGCGTTTGCGGATTATAGCGTCGTGGATGGCGTCAACTACCATTTCAGCAACAACGGGCTGGAATTCGATCTGGTGCCGGGGGGTATTTCCTTTGCCCTGGGTGACTCTTTTGCCTTTACCATCGAGGGGGGTCATTTTCGTTGGCGTAAGGACGGCGGTTCATGGTCGGAGTCCACGGGGATTGCCGACACGGTGCTGTTGACAACCGGCCTGTCGGCAGCTTTTGACCGTGGGGCCGCGCCGTCGTTTCTGCCGGGGGACAGCTACTCCTTTGATGCCCTACAGCCGTATTCGCCGGACAACGTCAAAAACCCGTTTCCGGAAGGATGGCAATGGAATGGAGCCACGGCGGAATTGGCGCTGGATTTTGGTGCCCCGCGCAACATCGACGCCATTGTGTTGGCGCGCCATACGCTGCCAAGTACCGCCGGGATTGCTGCCTATAACAGTGACGACGGCATTACGTGGTCGTTGATGACAACCCTGCCCTGGCAGTCCGGACCCATTGCCTGGGTTCCCGCGACCACCAACGTTGCGCGGCGGATCAAGATTTCCGTGACCGGTGCCGCCGGTGCCAGTATCGGGTATCTCTTCATCGGGGAAGCAGTGATCACAAAGTACAGCCCCACCATGTCATTGCGCAAGGTCTATGACTTGACACACGGTGCCAAGCCGGACTTTGGGTCAATCTACATTGGCGAGGGGATGGCCGGGAAACTGGAGTGGAACAACAACATATCCGCCACGGAATTGGCGGACCACGTCGGCATGATCGACTGGTGCAAGCGGGGTGGTGACGAACCGGTGGTATTCCTGCCCCACTACAAAAACCCGGCTGAAGCGTATCTATGCACCGTCGAAACGGACGCGCTGGATATTGTCGATGAGCTGGATTTTCAGCCGGACGAAACCAGCCGGCGGATTATGAGCCTGTCGTTGCCACTGGGAGCCTTGACATGATTATCGTTGCCACCATCGCCACGGTGCCGCCGGTGCAGTTTTATCGCCGCACGGCTGCTGTCCCTTTTCTGACCGGTTTCCCCATGGCGCGGCTGCTGGGGGTTGACCCGTTGCGCCGTCCTCTCGGGGGATCAATCGGCGGGTGCGAAAACAGCAACGGCGGGTTGTCCCTGGACAATGCCGACGGCGTGTTGGCGCGTCGCTGGGCAGTGCCCCCCCTGGGCGCTGCGGTGACGGTGGAATCGCTGACCACCGACGGCCAGCGGACCACCCTGTTTACCGGGAAGGTGGCTAAAATTACCATGGGATCAACCGTCAAGGTTGAGCTGGAGGCGTAACCGTGCCGCTGCCCTTGTCCGCAAACCTGCCGTTACGCAACACGTCCGTCTGGGGGTTGTACCGTGCATACCAGGCGTTACCGGTGGGCTATGGTCCCGTCTCCCTGCAACCGATCCCCTACGACGACAGCGGCAAACTGTTCCTGCTGCTTGATAATCCCATCGGCGGGGTTGACGATGTGGCCGTGAACAATTCGGCAATCAACGGTTGGAGCTGGTACAACGGGCCGGATAAAACCGGCAAGCAGGTTTCGTTTCTGGCGCTGCAACGGACGTTGCGTGTCGATGAGAAACTGTCCGTCCGGTTGCGTGGCAAACTGTCGAAAACTACCGGCGAGTTGCTGACCAACCCGGCGGACATTGTGGTTGATCTGCTGACGGACGTTTGCGGGCTGTCGGTAACAGAGTACGATTTTGCCCCATTCCGGATGGAATGCAACCTGGCCGGGCTGAAATGCCGTAACGTGTTGAGCGATGGCCGGGCCACGGTGCGCACCGTGGTTGACGGCCTGATGCAATCCATAGGCGCGGTCTGGTCCGGCGGCTGTCCGACATTCGCCCTGCTGTATCCGGCCACCGGAGCAACGAGCCGCGCGCCGGTGACGTTCGGCCTGCACAACATGCACGGCGTCAGCGTTTCCGCCAGTTACAGCAATATCAAAACGGTGCTGCGGTTGCCCTATGCCTATGATTTCGCTCTGGGTGAATATACCCGCGCGCTGGAGTTGGAAGCGCCGGAGATGATCGCCCACCCCGATTATGGCCGGATCGAAACGGAAATGGGTGCGCACTGGCTCTACCTGCCCCGTGATGCCCACAATGTGGCGGAACGGCTCTTGACCCGGTTGGCGCGCCCGATATGGGACGTATCGTTTGCCACGGATATCCGTTATGCCTCGTTGCCTCCCGGTGCGCCTATCGTCCTGGATCATCCGTTGTTGCCGCTGGTCGAGCCGGCAGCCTGTACCGTGCTTGATTGCGTGGCGGATCTGGATGGCGCGAACCTGGATATTACCACGGAAATCCCTGCCGGGCCTGTACCGCGTCTTACCCTGGCCAGCAACGCCACCGCCTATGCGCCGCAGACGCAGGACACCATTGATATCCTCTATGCCAATGGAGCCATTACCCTGACGTTATACGACGATGCCGGCCAACTGCTCCCGGGGGCAACGGTAACCTTTGACGGCATTACCGTCAGGACCTCGGACGTTGCCGGGAAAGTAACCTTTGCCGCGGGACGAGGCCAGCATCATATCAAAATCGAAGCGGCGGATTATGCCACGGTGGAAACGGAGATTACCGTATGACGCGCACAGTGGACGGTAGCAGGCAGGTTACGGCAACTATCCGCCTGACCCGCGCGCCGGATTTGAAAACCATGCGGCTGGTGATTGCGGTGACGCCGGCAGTGGTAACCCGTAATGTCGGCAGATGACCGCCGGGAACAGTCCCGCGGCCTGGGTGATACCGTTGCTCGGCTGGCGGCGGCAACCGGGTTGAAAGCTGCCGCCGAACTTTACGAGCAGGTAACCGGGCAATCATGCGGTTGCGCAGCACGGCAGGAATGGCTGAACATTCGCTATCCATACCGACGCAGGAGGTGACGTGAAAGCATTATTGCAGGATTTCGAATTGTGGTCAGACGCGGCGTTCCACGAAACTGTCCGGGTCACCCTGGATGGCCGGGCGCAGGATTTCACCGGGTGGGTTTTCCAGATGCCTGTTGCCGACAGCTATCTGTCCACCCAACCTAAATTCATGGTGGGAGTAACTGCCGGAGCGAACGGCGTGCTTACCCTGGATGTGCCGTTGACCACGGTGGACACTCTGTTTGCCGGCGTGACTGATCTGGTCCGGATCTGCCCGTATGTACTGAAGGCAAAACCGAACGTTGCCTACCCTATCCGCCTGATGTATGGCCGCATGTTTTTGCGCAAGGGGTTGCCCGCATGGCAACCGTGATTCCGCGTCAATCGGCCCCGGACGTCGTAGTGGCATGTTTTACCGATCCGCCGCTAATCGAGATGGATGCACGGTTGCGGCTTGATGCCACGCCGTACCTTGTTGCAACCATCAAGGTGCCGCGGTTCCCGGCGGTGATAGACGACGATTTTCTGACGGCAGCGGGGGATTTCCTCACCGCGGGCGGGGAGCGTGTATCATGGTAACGTATCGGCTGGTTATCGTCTGTTTTTTAATCGCCATTGGGGTTTCCGCCGTGCAGTCGAAAGAGTTCTGGATGTTCCCGCAGGTTACGGACGTGCAGGATGACGACGTGTACCTGTTGCGGCGTCCCGGCCAGACCACCTACACCGGCGCGCGGAATATTACCGGGCTATCCCTGAAAAACGCTTTCACCGGAATCCCGGGACCGCCCGGATATACGCCGGTAAAGAATGTTGACTACTTCGACGGCATTCCGGGTGCGCAGGGAGAGTCGGGGCCGAATATCGTCACCACGTCCACCGGGACCAACCTGTCCGGGTTGCTCTATGGCGAGAGCGGAGTCATCAAATCCGTTGCCGATGCCAGTCCGGGGGCAGAATACAGTTTGCCGGGATTTTCGCTCAAACTGGCCACCAATGCGGGCAATCAGTCCGTGGGGATCGGGACGCAGAACGTAAACGACCATGCCCTGCTGGGAGTTGACGCGGAAATGGTGCCGTATTTCAGTTTGGGCCATGTCGCCGGGCTGAGTTCGGCGCAGTGGAAGCAGTTGCCGAACGACCATTTTTTGAAGCTGTGGGTGGGTGGTGCGGGTGGTGAAAAAACCTTCCGTTTTGGGCAGGACGGCAAGATTTATGTGGATGACACGTTTTTTATCAACGATGCTGACGAGAGATTGCGAAACGCCCGGACGCCGGCACTCCATGCGGTGACGCACGGTTCAGCCGGGTCTGACCCGCTAGAGATCAACGCGGCAGGGGTGCCGTTCACTCCGGGCAACAATTTGACGTCCCTGAACGTGCAGGGGGCGTTGTCTGAGTTGGAAACCTGGAGAGAAGGCGTTTTTGCGCAAAACTCGTTGGGGCGTGTTTATTATGCCGGTGCCAACAACAGGCTGAAATACAGCAACCAACTGGAATACGTGGACACAGACCGCACCGGTCAGGGAAATGACAGCTACCTGAAGATTTACGACCGGGCACGGCTCGGCGTGGAAGGGCAAACCGGATATGTCACCCTGGGGAGGGATCAGCCGTCCAGCGGGGCGAAGTTTATGCAGGCCATTACCGACAGCAAACTGATGCTGATGGTCTGGGGAGCGGATACTGGCGGGTGGTACTATTTCAACAACAACGGCGACGGCAGAATCCATTCCATTCACGGCATGTCATTTTCCGACAACTACCATTTACGCGATGACGATTTGCAGACCGGGTCCGTGCCGTTAATGTCCGGCACGGCTGCTGCCGGTAACGGTACTACCATTGCCCGCAGCAACCACGTCCATCCGTCCGACACGTCCAGGGAGCCGACACTGGGTAACCCCTCGGTTTCGGGTCAGGCGCTGACATCCACCACCGCCGGTGTGCGGTCGTGGGCCACGATCCCGCGCGGATATGACGGGCTGGACGGCAAAACCATGACCTGCGCCATAACCGGGATACAGTCCATACTATTCGACGCGTCCGGGCTCAATCCCGTGCCGACTCTGGAGGCGTTCCAGGCATTTCTTTATCGTGATGGCCTGGCGGTCACGCCGCAGAGTTACGCCTGGAGCGTACCGTCGTCAAAAACATTGCTGGCTGCGGGCAACAGTACCACGTCCGCCACATTCACGCCGGCGGTATTCGGGATATTTTCGGCGTCAAAAATGGACAACCGGGTAACGGTGTTGCTGAATTATTCGGGGATGCAATGCAGGGCCGTGGCGGCAATATCCGTCACCCGCATAGGCTTGCAAGGGATACAGGGGCCTCCGGGATCAAATGCCACGGTTACCAAGCCTGCAGTTATCGGGGCGTTCAACACGACTGCCGGGGGTGGGCCGTTGGTCATGCAACCATCATCTGGTGAGGGTAACACGGCGTCACAGTTTGAAACGTGGGACACGTCGTCAACAACGCGGTGGTTTGTCACCGGCGACGGGACCGCCTATTGGAAAACCGCCAGCGGTCTGGTAATTACAAAGGTCGATTCTGCCGGGCGGGTGACATCATACGACGCTGCAGGGCTTCCCGCGTTTCAGATCTATTCGGGGGGATACCGCCGGGGATTGGACGCAAACGGCAAGATACGATCACGGGAAACCAGAAACGGCGAATATGTGCAGTACAATGCGGCGGGGAAAGCCGTTTTCAAGCGGCTGTCCTCCGGAGCAATCGAGTTATGAGAGGGGCGCTTGTACTGGCCTTGATTCTGTTGCCGGCACAGATCCACATGCAGGCGGTGCCGGATTTCTGTCTGACTGTGAAAATTAATCCCGGATTTTCGGAAGCGTTTGATTGCTCCACAATTTCCGGATCAGGACACAACCCACGACCGGTAGGGGTGACGCCGAATTTCCGGCCAGTGGAAACGAACTATTGCAGGAGGCCATAACATGAAAATTTTATGCGGCGTGGTAACAGTGTTGCTCTGCTTCAGCAGTTTGGCATGTGCCGGTTATACCATCCGGGAATTGCCGCAGATCGGGAAATATGTGGTTGTGCCCGGTGCCTATGGTCCGGTGCAGCGACTCAACCAGGGACCGGCAACGGTTGACCCGCCGGGATATCATGGGATCATCTACGAGCCGCCGGGTTTTGACCGCTACAGCACGGACCCGGCCAGCCGTCGGCAACTGCTTGACGACGCTGGAGGTACGGCCACCAGTGCGGAAATTTTCGCCGCGTTTCCTGGGATTCGTATATGGAAAGGGGATCAGGTGCGCCGGGAGGGTGCGCGGCGCTTGGAACAACTGGTGCAGCCCTACACGGCAGCGGAAAGGGAAAGCTGGTCGGTGCAGATGCAGGAGGCGGAAGCGTATCTGGCGGACCCTGAAGCAGCCGTGCCGCTTATTGCCACGATGGCGCAAGCTCGTGGCATAACAACAGCGGAACTGGTGGCGAAGATCCGGGAAAACATGCAGCTATATCGGCTTGTAGCCGGCGAGATCCTGGGGCGGCAGCAGTATCTTTTGGACTGGATCGACCGGGAAACCGATTTCTCTGTGTTCCTCGGTATTTCCTGGGACTGATGCCGACAGAGAGATGTTGCTAAATGTTGCTAAAAATCAAAAAAAAGGGGCTACGGCTATAAAACCGTAACCCCTTGATTTTTTGGTGCCGAAGACTGGACTCGAACCAGCACACGGGAACCCGCACAAGAACCTGAATCTTGCGTGTCTACCAATTCCACCACTTCGGCATAGGCAATGACTTATAACACCATTGCGGACAGGTTGCAAGAAAAATTTCCGCATTCCAGCACCTCTCCCTATTTTTCCACCAGACCCACCACCAAATCGCATTTGCGACGTATTATGTCACAATGCTGTGGTTGACTGGAAAAAAAGGAGGTGCACCATGATTTATCTGACCAATGATACCCTGAACCAGGCTGTCTATTTCTCCCTGCGGAGCAATGAACCACGGCGGAAAGGGGGCGTCGAGGAACGCCTGGTGCGGGGGCTCCTGGGCAACGGCATCACCGAGGTGCCGGTAACGGTGAGAAGCAGGAAGGATTATCAGGAGATGGTGTTCGGCGGTGAGGAAATCTTCAACCTGGTGGAAGAGCGCACCATCCGGAAAATGATTGGCGAACTGGTCCGGGAGATGAACCACTGA